GTTTGTCCGTTATAAACTGTGTAATCGTTGCCGAATTTGTCCACTTCTTTTCTTTTTTCAGCTACAATAGTTGCATAATCGTTTCCGTTTTTATGCGTTGTCCACTTAATGTCCGTTTTTTTAATGTTGAGTACAATCATTGTTTGTATTTTTTAAATGTAAATAAATGTTGATTTGTTTGTTTTATGATTCCCTAAATATCCCATAAATGTATAATAATTAATTCCAGCTACAATAGATGCTTCTTTTGCTGAATTGTAAAATATACCATTTGCAAGATTTAATACTATTTTACTTTTTGCTTTAATTTTATTAATTGTACATAAATTAGATATTTTATTTAATCCTGTGCTAAAAGCGTGTATTGAGTTTTCGCTATGGGTAGCCCATTCAAGGTTTTCTAATCTATTATCAGTTTTGATTCCGTTTATATGATTAACGCATTTTTTATTTAATGGGTTACTTAAAAATGTCATTGCAACTAAACGATGGACTAATACATTCTTTTTTATGTTATTATCATATAAAATAACTGAATTATATCCTCTATTTTTATTATTTCGTTCAGCTAAAAATTTATTGTATTTATGACTAAATACTTTGCCATCTTTAGTGATTGAATAATTTGGGTAATCTTTTAATACAATCATTGTTTTTAATTTAAGTGTTTATTAATTTTTTCTTCTTCAATTTGATTTTCGGATTCATTTCTTAATTCCCATTCATCTTCATCAATAACTTCCCAATCGCAATGCTCGTGGCAATCAGGACATAGGTCGTAGGATATTTCGCTTTCATATCCGCAGCAGGTATTAATTAGCATATTCTTCATAGTTTTCGCTAAAATCACTCATAGGCATAAATGGTTTTGGCTGGGTTAATAATGGGGTTAACATTTCAGGATAGTGTTTGGCTTTGTATTCCTTTAGTTTTGCTTTTGCTTTTGTAATCTCGGTTAAATATTCATTTTTCCAAAATCTATGGCAAGATTCAAACTTCCACTCATAGTAAGCAACATTATCTCTTAATTTTTCAAGTTTAGCATCTATCATATAGTTGATTTTTTAGCAGTAAATAATTCAGTTACATCCTTTGATAGCGGTGCGTTTAGATTGTAAAGTTGCTTTAATTCATCCACACTTTCGCAAAATTCAATCGCTATTTTAATGTCAGCCTCCTCTTTATGTTTTTTAATGTAAGGTGGAACATCTTTTACAAAATCCATTTCTTCTGCTGGTGTAGCTTCAAATCCTGCTGCTTTCATTAACCATCCTAAAAGTAATCTATAAGCCTTTCCTTCTGCTCTTGTTTGTGCCATAGATAAAATAGCATACTCATCAAAAGAACGCTTTGACCTTTCTTTATTTGAGCATAAAGCGTGTCCAACCGATACAGGCAATCCTGTTACAATGTTTCTTACTTCGCAAACTGCCAAGTATTTAATTTCAGTTTCAGTTGATACATTTTCAACCTTTGTAATAATTGGGATAAGACCGATGGCTGCTCCAGCATAACCCCAACCTTCAACATTTACAAATTGTTTTCCTTGAATGTTTGAACTTAATCCCTTTTCTTTAATCAGTAAGGCAAGTTCGTTGGATAGGTTCAAAAGTGAATCTTTGTTAATAAGTTGATAACTTGGATTCGTTTGTAATTCGTTCATAGACTTGTGTTTTGGTTTAATAATAATTAAAATTAATACTTTTTTGTGGATAAACAAAATTTATATTATTTTTTTTATTTCGTTTAATTCATCCCTTAAATCAGTGTCATAATGTAGGCTTAAGGTATTTTGTATTGTTTGTAAGGAGTGCATAACAGTTGTATGGTCTCTCCCAACAATATCTCCTATTGTTTTAAGTTTTAAGCTGGTTGAATTCCTTATTAAATACATTGAAATAAATCTAGCTTTAACAAAATGCCTTTTTCTGCTTTTGCCTTTAATGTCATTAATTGATATTTGGTAATATTCCGATACTTTTTGAATTATCTTCTCTGCGTAATTCAGCATCTCCTTCGTTGTTCGTATGTTGTCCTTTTGACTTGGCATTGTCCAATAATTCATTTAATTCAATTTTAAGTTTGGTAATTTGTTTCCTTAACATCTCGTTTTCTAATTCCAAGATGTATATTTCCTTCATCATATTGCCTTTGGTGTTGTCTATGTAACTCATTGTACTCGGTTTACAGGTAAAATAAAATTTTCAGTTATGTCATAGAGTTCAACAACCAACCAATAATAAGACTTTAGGATTCTCTTTTGAATGTCGTTTAACTCCGCTAATCTTATCAGGTAATTGTTTTCGTGGGTAAATAACCTTACATTATCATAACTCCCAGCTGCTCTCCATTCTGCTAATAAACCCTCCTGTCTTGCTTGTTCGGATTGTGCTTTCTTTAGTAACTCAAGTAGGCAGCTAGCCCTTTGGTGTAGTTTTAATTGTTTGCCTTGATTTTCTAACATAGTTTATAGTTTTTCGTAGTATTTTTGAACAATAATTGATACTAATTTACTTGGTGCTAAATACATTTTCTTTGCTTCGGCATCCACTTTCTTTTTAATTGATTCAGGTAATCTAATGCAGACCACCTCTTTTTTTTCTACTTTCATTATTGGGGTTTAAATGTTTTGCATAATTGCGGTAACGATAAAAGCAAAGATTAAAATAACGATTGCTTGAAATTTGCGGTTTTGTTGTTCGGACATAGTTTATAATTTAATGATTGATAAAATGATTTGATTGTTTGCTAAATCAATGGTTCGGAATTTTACAAGGAAAAACTTTGAGCCATCAATTTCGTAGTCAAGGAATAAATTATCTCCAGCTTGTGCAATGAATTGTGCATTGTAGGGATAAAAATTGTTTTCATAGATTAATACTGTTTTCATATTGTTTTGTTTTGGTTTTATATTTTACTTCCTTTATTTACTTTAACTACCTTAAATAGTTTGTAACTATTATTGCCATCTTTAACTGTAAAGACAGGTTGAAATCCCTTATTAATATATGACAATGATTTATTATAAAATGTCATATTAATATGCCCACACCTTCTATAAGTATTAATAGTTTGAATTAATGTTTCTTGTGTGCAAGGCACGTTTCTAAATGTAAACATATACTTGGTTTTGATTTTAAAATATGTGCGTTGGTCAGCCGCACCCCTGATGGGGGTTAGTTATTTACTAATCTATTTAATGTATTATATGCAGTTATAAATTTTTGTGTACTTTTTGAACTCTTACCAATTATGCAACTATAAGAATGGTCAAAACTTAAAATATTTTCATCATTCCATACTTTAAACCAATAATAATTATATCCCTTTCTACCTTCAATACCTACTAATGTATAATAATCGTGTCTTTGTACTTCGTGCCATACATTTAATTGGCTTAATTTTTCAATTGTTTCTTTTGCGTTAAAATTAAAATTTGTCATAACTAATGGTTTTTTGTTTGTTTGATAAATCAAAGATACATAAAGATTACAATACTAACCAAAAATTATTTAAATTATTTTAGTTAATTTTATGTTAAAATGCTAATGCTTTGTAAATCAAAGAGTTATGGTTTATCGCTCATAAATGAGCCGATTGTCGCTCAAATACGGCTCAAAGTTGCCTTATTGGGTAACTTTTGTGATTGATAAGTTCGCTATTAGTAAACTTTTGCCTGAATTTTTCCGAAAAACCTATGCAGATTTGACAAATTCGGTAATGAAACGCTGCCAATATCCGAATTAGTGTTAGATATTTATCTAATTATGTAACAAAGTGATAGGTAATTCGGTTATATGTTGTAACATATATAAAATCAAATTTGTTACAAATGGGTGCAAATGAATATAAATGGGCGCAAAGTAGTAGCAATACTACCCTAATAGCAAAAGATGTAAACTATGCAAGTTTTGATAGTGTTCACTAATTTCGGTTGTTCAAGTTTCGTGAACTGATAAAATAAGTGAACAGGGGTTTGTTCCAATTTGGAACATTCCGATTTTTTCGGATAGTTGAATTATAATAATCTGCTTTACTCAATTGAATGAGTAATTTTACTCAATGCACTTCATAATGTGCATTTAATGACGCATTTTGCAACCATTAGTGTCATTTATGGCACTTTATGGTGGATGTTAGGCACAAAAAAGGAGGCATCGTAGAAACGAACCTCCGAACCATTAGTATAGTCTATGAGCAACAAATATACATAAAAAACCCCTAGCTTTTTACACTAGGGGACCAAACTATGAATCACAAACCAAACAACCTAAATTGAACCATCCTGTAACGGCTCATCGTTACTATCATCCACTCTACGATAACCTTCTTTCCAAAGGACTTTTGTCAAAGTTATTGATTTCTTAATAATTGATAGTTCGCTATCAGCTGGGTTAAGTATATGTAAAATCTCGTGTATCATTATTTCTAGGTGCTTCTTGCCCTTCAATCTTGGGTCAAGATAAATAATGCCATCACTTTCAGCAATGCCGTGTGCCTGTTCCCTGCCAAGTTTCTTGTATATGATTTTAATTCTCACGATTTTAATATTGCTTCATCAGGTCTATCAACTTCGGTTACCTTGATTCTTTGCCCACCTCGTATTTTAGCTAACATTCTTGTAACGGAATCAACTTCGCTTAACATCTCCTGATACTTTTTAACTAACCAGCTTTCTTGCTCGTTTAAAGTTAGTTTGTTCCAATTTTTAGGCATACGCATTGTTAAAATACTTTATTATTAATAATTCTTTTATTGTTAACTCTATATTCTCCGCTTGTATCTTTCTCTAATACGGCAAAGCCTTGATTGTATTGGTCAACGTGTTTACAATATTCTACGTTAGGGTGCATTAAATGACCCGTAGTGTATGTAGTAAATATTTCCCCATCAAACTGATTCTTTGTCGTAAATTCGCTTGTACGATGGCAATGCGATGCAATGGCTGATTGCTTAACCCTATCAAATAAAGTTTTAGCTGGGCTTACCCCTGAACCCCTCTTAAATGTAGTATCTCCGTGAATTATCGGTAAATGCCCAAACTTAATATGGTCTATATCTTTAATTGCTTTGATTCCGAACGCATTAAGCCTAAAAATATCTTCAATCTCAAACAAATCTATTCCTAACAATTCAGGTGCTTTTGTCCTCATATATCTTTGGTATCTTGCTTCGTGGTTTGCATCAAGATTGTAGTAAATAACTATATCAGGAAATACTTTTCTTATGTAACCTAGCATCTCAAGGACCGCCTCATATTCCTCATCAAACTTTCTTACTCTTGGGTCTTTTTGGAAGTCGCTTAATTGATAAAAGTCAACAAAATCTCCATTAATAAATAAAGTATCAATCTTTTCCTTAATCAAGTATTCAAAACAAATATCTATTGCTTTTGGGTCGTGGAATGGAACTTGTAAATCACTAATAAAGCCCATTTTCTTAATTCCAATTGGTAGTGTAAATACTACCTTTTCCTCTACCCAAGTTGGCGGTTGCACAAAGTTTTGACAAGTCCTTTTAAATTCATCGTGGAACTCTTTATTGCTTGATTTTACATTTCCTAACTTACCCCTGTAATATCTTATTAGGCTTCGGATTTGTTCTTTATCGTCAAAGTGATTTGAGTTTTCCTTGTATATTAAACTTGCAAGGGTATGCGATGGCATCCACGCTGGATACTTTGATAAGTAGTCATTAATGATTTGACCACTCATTGTTTGTTTGCTTCCAGCCATATTGTTAGTTTGTTTATGCCATTGAATCACGCACCAAATCAGCCTCCGATTCCCTTCTTGTAACCAACCCATCTAATCCTTTTCCTTCCCAAAGTCTTTTACTCTTTTCAATTTGCTCTGCAATACCTTCATAATCCTGTTTAGCAATCAAATCAACTATTGCCCTCATTTCTGCCCTTGAATCACCTTCTAGTCTATTACCCCTATTATAAACTACTGAAACCAATGCACCTTTAGTGTCATCGTTTAGTAAATCCATATTAGGATAAATCTTTTTAGTCATTGCGTAGTATCTAGGTAATGAACTCTTAACGAAAACTTCGTATGCCGTATTGTATGGAATCCTAACATTTAATATTTCGCCTTTAAGCATTGCCTTTGCTTGTGGTCCTTTTATTCCGATTGTTGGTCGTAAAGCATTAATAAAATTTAAATTTATTACACCTGACCAATCCAGCATAAATTGTTTTTCCGAGTTATAACCCAAATCATAACCCATTCCGATAGTTACACCGCTTTCGCCACCTGCCCAAATAGGTGCTTGTAGTTTCTTTTCGTAGTATGCTCTGCCTCCAATCTCGTGGTGGATAATCATTTCTAGGCTTTTTTTACTAATCATTATCTTTCTTTTTAAATATTTTCTCTGCCGTTGTTAAACCTAAACAACCAAAAGCCAAACTAGCAACTGCGTAAACCAAAGCCTCGCTGGGTGCTTTACTTAACTCACTAAATGAATTGTGATACATTGTAATACATAACGCTACAACGCACATCAAACCACATAAACGCTTCATAGATAACCTTCCGTTATCTTCGGTAAAAAATTGCTTCATCTTAATTAGTTGTATCGGTTTTAGTCTTACCCCAAAAATTCTTTTTTTCTTTAATTAGAACTGTATCGTGAATGTAGATTGTATCAACTTTAAATTGACTGATTTCACTCTTTAGTTCACTAATTTCGCTTTTCATTTGGGTAATGGTTGCAACTGCATTTGTAACTAATTGTTTTTCCTTTTTAGTTGCCTTTTGTAGAACTATTGCAGATTTTGCATTAGTTGCATTTACTTGCTTCATTAATTCCTCAAATTCAATATCCTTGTCAATCTTTTGAGCAGATACCCCACAACCGAATAAGAATAAAATAAATAAATATTTCATTAGTTAATTTTTTGAATTTTACCTAATTGCTCCAAAGTAGAAAGTTTAGTACTTGCGGCTGCTAAACTTGAATCACATCTACGCAAAGCATTTGTAACCACATCCAGCCTAGTTTCTAATTTCTCAATCTTTACATCTTGATTTTTAGCCTGACCTTGAAAGGTAGAACGCACATCAACATATAAATAGCCAATGGCTACTAAAACAACAAACAAAGTACCCACAACAGGATTTGAAGCAAATTCCTTAAATTTAATTGGTATCATATTATAACTTTTTATAAATTCCTATTGAATATTGGTTAGTTGTAGCACCTATCGTAAATAAGCCATTTTTAGGCATCTTAAAAGCTAACCCAAAGCCGAACCCTACTTTCTTGTCAAACTCCCTATAATCGCCTAAAACACCCCAATAAACCGCAAATTTAGGTGGCATTATCTTCGTAGTTTCTATTCTTATGGTTTTCTCTACGAAATGCCCTCCATATCCCCTTCCTAATATCTTGTTTTGGCTGATGGTGTCGCTCACATAAACATATTGTACGGAATCCAGCTTTAAAGTGTCATAATACGCATATACACGGTTATAATCGGATATTTTGATTGTATCGTGAACCTCATCTATTTTAACGATAGTATCTAAAACTACAAAAGGGATGCTTTCACCCCTCTTATATTTTACTATGTTTTTAACCTCTACAATAGTATCGTACTTCGTTATTACTATCGGCTTTGTTTCTTTTTTTGGCTCAAGAACCAACACTAAAACCGCAATTATTAATATGGCAGTAATAATGTCCTTCATCGGTCTTGTTTGTTTTGCATTGCAATAGCTAACTTATTTATTTGGTCGCTAATATGGTCCAGCTTCTTGCTCAATGTATCATCTTGCTTTTCTACCATACTCACACGAATTTCTAGTTCTTTTAGTTTAAGACTTATCTTAACGTAGATTCCGATTAAACCAGCAATAATAATGATGGCTTGACCAATAATAAATAAAGTTGTGTTCATTACAATTCCTCTTCTATTTCTTTAATAAATTCAATACCGCTGGTCCACTCCTCAAGGAATGTAAATATTTCAAGTCCATCAGGATTGACTACATTAATCGGTGTAAAGTCAAACTCCTTTTCCCCTAGTTCTTTAACTTGAGCAGTTAGCTTTTTGATACTTTCTTTAGTAAACTTGTAACCACCTTTTTCATCCAATAATAAAATGTCTTTATCATCGGTTGATGCGTTATCAAGGCGGAGTTCTTCAACTTGGGCTTGATAGCTTTCGTGGTGGGATTTGACTTTTTCATAAATCTTTACGAGTTTTTTTTGTGTTTTACTTTCAGCGTTTCCGATTACTGCGTTAATAGATGCTACTAACACATTTAGTTTGTTGTATTGCATTGTTGATTTTTTACAAATATAGTTAATTGTTATAGGTTATTTAGTTATAATTAAACATAATATATAAAACAATGCAGGGAATATTGTAAATAAAAGGATTACATCTAAATTATTTACACCTTCAGGATTTGCTTTAAATAGCCATTTTTTCATAATATTGGTTTGTTATAGGTTTTCTATCTCTTGTTTTACTTCATCCCAATAATTAATTTGATTTAAATAATTTAATCCATAAGGTAAATATGTTAAAGCACTCATTATTTTATCTACTGTCATTAATGCACATTGTTTTGATTTGTTTTGTTTTAATTCTAAATAAGCATTGTAAAAATATTCTCCATATAATTCTTTTGCCTTTTCTTTTGGTGTCATAATATTGGTTTTGCCAAAATTAGTACTATTCGGTTACTTCTACAACAGGTGGTACATAATCCCCAATGATTGTAAGGTTAAGTTGGTCGCTAGATGCAGCCCAATTCCAACAATACTCATCATCATTACCCCAACCTAAATAAGCATCACCACTCATTGTTAAGTTGCCTTGTGCTACATTAGCTAAATCACTATCTAATAACGAGTAGTAGAACGATGCAGATGAACCTAGCACCCCACCGATTACATACATATTAAAGATTGTTGCAGTTACTGATTTTCCGTTTATCCAACTTTGGATAGGAGAAATTTGTTTCATATTTTATATTTTAGAATTGACTTAAAAAAACATCTTTGCTTGTCATCATTAATGCGGTTTGAACACCTGATGCGGTGGTGTGGTCGGTTATGTATTGTGAAGTACATAATCTTGTATTATCCCCTGTTGGTATAGTTACATCAACTGTATATAAGCCTGTAACACCTGCACCATCTCTTAATGCTGCACCTGATATTAATTCATTACTTGCAGTTCCATTCCAAGTACTTGCCATATTATTTATTTTCTAGTTCTTTAATTCTTTGTTCTAATGCGTAGATAAATTTTAACCCTTTAGCATTATCTCTTTTGCCTAAACAACACATAGAAATTGCTGACCTTTCTACATTTAATTGCCTTCCTGCTTCTGCAAAACTTCTATATATTACACCATTATCTAAACACAAAACTTTTTTACAATTAGGTTGATTTCTGCTTTTTTCTACATTTTCTTGCAATAACTTGGTTGCCCTCATCTTTTCAATTTGCTCTTTATGTTTTGGAATACCCCTTTGCCAAGCTGCTAATCTCTCACATTGAATAGGTGTTCTTTTTTTACCTCTCATTGAATTTGCCCTTTTCTCAATAATTTCAGGGGTATTTAACATTGCAGTACCTCTAATTTTAGCGGATTCACTCATTTTTAATTTAGTTTCAGGAGTAGCTTTCCAACCATTAATTCCATCCCCCCCATTTGTTTGATTACATAGTGTACCTGTTCCCAAATCTATCCTTCCGTATAATGATATAAATTCCTTTTCTTTTTCTTTAGCAAAATCTATGGTTACATTTTCAAATAGAATATCAACTGAATATCCATATTTATTAACTATATTATTCCACCATTGACTTCTTCTTTTTTTTGTTTCATAGGCTCGTTTAGGTATATCATCAAGACCTATACCAACATAAAATGGTTCGTTTTTGTCAAGTCTAATATGTCTATAAATATGGGGCATTAATTATTTATTTTTGCTTTCAACTCTCTTATTTCCTTTTGCAAATTAGCAATTAAAATTGTATGCACATCTAAATATTTTACCGCAGTTACATCCTTATCCGTAAGTTCAGGCATTAATGAATGTATTTGCTCTGCTGAATAACCATATCTAATATCTTTACTTTCATCACTTTTCCTTGTGTATTTTATTACATCAATGTCTAATGCAAGTAATGGGTTAGTGGCTATAATGTCTTTACCCTTAATTGAAGAACTTTCAAAAAATGATGTTGCTGTAACTGAACCATAAAATGTACCTGCTCCATTTCCTAATACTTGAAACGCATTTGAACCAAGATAATTTGTAACAAGCAATGAATAGTTTGTTGTTGTGCCTGCTTGAATATACATTCCATAACCTGACGATGAAGCGTTGTAAAATTCAGCAGTTGCTCCCGTTGTTGTTACTGCAGAAGTTTGTTTTATTGTACCCCCTGCCGTTACACTACTAGAGAATGTAGCTGCTCCTGTTACTCCATTAATAGAAAATCTTGAAGTAGTAGGAACACCGCCTTGAGTAGTTGATGATAATATTTCAAAAGTACCATAAGCATTATATACTCCCGCAAGTCTCCAATTTCTATTATTCGCAGAATCTGCATCATTACTAATAAAATCTATCATTGGATAGGTAGATGCTTGTATTTTTAAAGTACAATTACTTGAATCTCCACCACTAAACCTTCCTGTACCATTAACATCTAGCTTGTAGCCTGAATCGGTTGTAGTTCCTATTAATACATTGCCTGTTCCTTTAATAGTAAAAAATGTAGATGTATCCGTTTGATTTGCAAACCTAACTACGTATTCAGTACCTACACTACTTGCTTTAACCAATAACCCATTGCTATCTGATGCTCCATTTGTATTTGTTAATATGGCAGCATATCCTGCAGCAGTTGTAGTAGAAAATATTTGATTTGCCGTTACACTACTAGAGAATGTAGCTGCTCCAGTGGATGCTATGGTAAGTCTTGGAGTACCATTAGTAAATGTTACACTACCGCTTGCGGGAAAACTAAAGTTCATATCAGTTGCACCACCATTATATGTTTCAAACTTATTTGATGCAATAGAACTTGAAGCATTGCTTTGATAAATACCATTTTGTCCTGTAATTAATCCACTAAATGTAGCTGCTCCTGTGGATGCTATGGATAATTTAGTTGAACCTAATATTTTAAAGTTCATATAACCACCTACTCCATAAGTATCTAAATTTAAAGCACCATCATTACTAAATATGCTATAATATGAATTATCACTTGGGAATGTTGTTCTTATATTACCTCTTGTTTCGGTAGCCGCAGTAAACAATGCACCTGCTGCGGTTATTGCACCTACAAACCTTCCTGTACCATTAACATCTAAAGTATATCCTGATAAAGTTGTTGTACCTATGTTTAGTACCCCTGCCATATAGTTAGCAGCCGTTCCACCCATATACAAGTTCCAACGATTAGCGGAAGCACCAATATTACTAAAAAACGCATAGTTATTTGTTGCACCTGTAAGAGAATCAACTACAAATCCATATTGATTTGTAACTGCCGAACCTCCACCTATCGTTCCTTGAGTAGCAATGTAGTGATAATAATTTGCTAATGTAAAAGCAGAAGCAGCAGTAGATAAAGAGTTATGATAACCTCTTGCATCTGTTGTTACATCCGATTGAATTATACCATCTTGTCTAATTGCATAAGAGGTTGTTGCTCCTGTAATATTTTTTGAAACTGATAAACTTCTTCCTGTCAAACTTGTAGTACCAATTCCCAATGAACCTGCCATATAGTTGTTAGCAGTGCCAGATGCATATAAATTCCATCTACCAGTTCCACTTGGTATTCCAAGAAATACACCATAGTTATTTGTTGCTCCGACTAATGTTGAATCTACAAATAAACCAAATTGGTTTGTTATAGCACTTCCTGCACCAATTGAACCTTGTTGCATATAGAAGTGATAATAGCCATTTAAAGTAAACGCAGCAGCCGCAGTTGGTTGTCCACTTAAATAAGCTATTGCACTTGTAGTTACATCACTTTGTATAGTTCCTTCAGAAGAAATACCATACATTGTTGTTGCTCCAGTTAAAGATTTAGCAACTCTTAAAGAATATGTAGATAAACCAGCAGAACCTATTCCTAATGAACCACTTGAAATTGTAGTATTAGAACCTAAAGTAATCAAAGAACCACTATCTGTAATATTACTATTACCTATTGTAGTAGCACTTGTAAATTTAGGTAAGGTGTTTGTAGTAGGTGAACCACTTGTATTAACATACCCTGTTAATGAAGGTATATCACTTGTAAGGGCTATCGTTCCTGTCGCATTAGGAAAAGTAAAAGTATATCCTGTTGCAGATGGTAAAGTAAAAGTATTACTAATACCACCACCGCTTGTGAACTTAACCCCATTGGTCAATCCACCTAAATTCATATATCCTGCTAAAGAGTTACTTGAAGCATTTTGTAAGAATATGCCTCCGTTGTTTTTAGTAGCATCCGAAAAAGTCTTTGTACCACCAACTGTTTCATTGCCTGTATTATGAACTACTGCTGAATCTAAAGCGTATGTGCTTGAATCAACTGTGCCATCAGCCTTTAAGAATTGACTTGATGTGCCACCACTCTTTACTAAAGTAGTTGCGTTTAATGTACCTATTATCGTTGCTGCGTTTCCGCTTCCACTTGTCTTGTTTATGTATAATCCTTCGCCATTACCACCTTTAGTAATATTCAAAGCAATCCCTGCACCGCTTGAATGATTGATAGCAAATGTATCACTACCACCATTTGATGCAAAAGAACCTGTTGCACCTGTAATAACATCAGCAGTCAAATTAAAAGTTCCTAAATCAACATTAGCAGTAGCACCTGTGTAGGGAACATAACCTGTTAATATAGGAATGTCCGATGTTAATGCAATAGTTCCAGTTGCATTAGGTAGTGTATAAGTATAAATGCCTTTACTAATAGTTCCATTAATTAAAATTGAACCACCAAATTCAGCACCCAAAGCTGAAGAATCAATTAAAACTTTATTTGCAGTAGTGATAGTCAATAAACTATAAGATAATGTTCCAGCAAAATTTTTGCCATAAATTGGCTTATTGTTATTTAAGTATATACTATCGCTTAATGTTAAAGAAAGTGCAGTCAAACCATTTGCTCCCAAATCAACTGCTCCTGTTGCTCCTGTATATGGCACAAACCCTGTTAATATCGGAAAGGTTGTTAAGTTTCCTGCTCCGTTTACATATTGTAAATTAGTTCCGTTGAATCCTATGTTAATCGTTCCGCTTGTAGTAATTGGTGAGCCTGTGATATTTAAACTATCTCCGCTTTCAGTAATCGCAACACTCGTAACTGTTCCTGTTGCACCTGAAGCCCTTTGCCATATAGAACCGCTATAAATAACTTGGTCGCCTACCACAAAAGCTATCGAACCAGCACCAAAGTCAACTGTACCTGCAACATTACATAAGTAAACATCCCCTTGATTTCCTGTGCCATTAGCAAGGGTTGGTGTGTTAGTAGCAGCACTCCAAGTGCCCTTGTACTCCATAACCGAGTTTGGTAATTGACTTACTAATATCTTACCATTAATATCAAGTTGTGGAATACCTAATGAAACATCAATAGGCAGAAAACTGACAACTCCACTTGTAGCCGTTAAAACTCCACTTAAATTCCTAACTTTTGCACCTGCTGAAACTACAATTTGATTTGCCATCTTATATTAATTTATAACTAAATTATTGAAATAATGCCCTAATAAACTCTCCACTTTCTAATACCCTTCCAAATGTCAATACCCCTGTTGTACTATTCCACTTCACTTGCTCATCAACTGCCGTTCCTGTCGTTAAAATATCTTGAACATCAATACCACCACGAGAAACATAAAGACAAGCCTTGCCTATCATATCGCCATAAGTAATAGTTGTTTCTCCACCTGCTGCAATAGTTCCCTTTGTGTAAACCGCACCTCCAGCAACAATTACAACCCCTTCAGGATTGATTTCCGTTCCTGTTGTTGCATAAGCACCTGTACCCTGTAACGATACACTATACGTTGCTATGTCTTTATAAGGTGCGTTAATTTGTAAACTTGTTAAATTACAATCCCCACTAATAACTACCAACCCATCAACTCCGTTATCAATAACAAACTTTACTAAAATTGTAGTCCTATCTTGTTGTTGCTCAAGTAAGAATAAATAGCCATAACCATCCAAAGTTATAAGACCATCACAAGTTACACTCCAAGTTGCAGTATCATTTTTGTATTCTCTATACCACGCACTCGTTTGGCTTGTTACCTCTTTTTGGTCAACGCTTACACTAAATGTGCAATTTGTAGAACACGAAAACGGAATATCCCTGCCTGCTGGATATGTAACCGAAGGTGGTTCAAAATAATACAACATTATATTGTTGCCTTGTACATTGTCTGCCATAACTACAAATTTAAGTATATATTCCTATTATCACTCCGTCAATCCTTATTTGGTAAACTTTTGTATTAGGGAATACTGTTTCTACCTTATACCATAAGTAATCACCATTGAAAGTTAATCCACCATCTTCATCTTCATAAAACACATCACCATAATCAGGGTCGGTTATTCCATCTAATGTAAATATTTCAGTTGCAGTTAATGTTCCTGCTAAAGCCTCTGCACTTGTTACATAACCATTAGACCTAAAATGAGCAACCGAAGGAACAAATGGTGGTGTGCTTGTTGAGTTTATTACTTCGTAAATATTAGCTTCAACATTATCACTATTAATATCTAATAATGTTCCTTGTATAGTATCATTAAACAAATCAATTGTTGTATTACCTACCATATACTGCTTATTAGCAACACTTATTTGTGCTGGGTCAGTATCAGTTGCCTTTATTCTCATTGAACCGCTAAATCTACCTTCATCAGTATTCATACCCATAAAAGTAGAATCAATATTGATTACATTCTTGTTTAAGTTATTAGAATATTGTCTAATTACTAATTGACTTAATGAACGATACTTATCCGAT